TAAATATAAGGATATAATAATAAAAGAAAGGAAAATAGAATGCTAGATTTTATTTATGGATTAACAGTTCAGTATGAAAAAATTAAAGGTATTTTTAGTAATGAATTACTAACATTAGTAATTCTATTTTCCATGCTTTTTAGAAAAAAAATAGTAAATTCTATAACAAGTTTTGTACTTAAATCATTTAATGTGAAAGAAAATGAGACAACTAAAAGAAATATGAAATTTGTGCAAAATTATATAATAATATTAGGGGTATATTTATTATTTCTAATATGGTTTAAAGATGTAAATTTTATAGATAAGTTTACTAAATTTTTTAGGGTTGTAACAATTATAACAATAACAAGACTTATAGCGATATTAGTAAAACCAGAAGGTATAGTATCAAAAGTTATGAGTCAAAAAGGTGATAGTTCTTCAGATAGAAGTGCACCTATAATTAATTTTATATATAGTGTATTTGTCGCAATTACATATTTTATAGGTGGTGTAGTTGTTCTTGCAGAATTTGGATATAATCTAAATGGGGTTGTTGCAGGACTTGGTATAAGTACAGCGTTTATAAGCTTGTCGCTTCAGGATTTCTTAAAAAGTATAATCTCTGGAGCAACAATAATGACAGAAAAGCCTTTTAAAATAGGTGATATAATTGAAGGAGACTCATATAGTGGGGTTGTAGAAAATATAACATTAAGAACTATAAAAATAAGGACAGATGATAATTCTGTTATAAATGTTCCTAATTTAAAAATAACAACAGAATGTGTAACAAATATAAGTGAAATAGATAATAGAAGATTTAATCTTCCAATATATATATCATATGGTATAAAGATTGAAAAAGTTAGAAGAGTAATGGATAAAGTAAGATTATTTTTAGAAAATAATGAAAAGGTTTTAACAGAAACAATTGCTATAAAATTTGAAGAAATAGCAAAAGAAGGTATGAAAATAACAATAAATTGTTATATTGATGAAGCTAAAAAACCAAGATTCTTGGTAGTAAAAGAAAGAATAAACTTTGAAATAATGAAAGTGTTAGAAGCAGAAGGAATTGAACTTTATACTAATAATATAAGAATAAAAAACTTTGATCCTGAAATGCTAAATGGAAGAAAAAATGAAGAAAAGAAATATATAAAAGGGGAATAAAAATATTATGGGGAAAATTATAATTGTAGAATCAAGTACAGATGGATGTGGAAAAGAAACACAAACTAAAAAGCTATTTGAAAGATTAGAAAAAGAAGGAAAAAAAGTAATAAGATTTACATTTCCTAATTATGAAAATTATTCATCAATATTTGTTAAAAAATATTTGAATGGTGAATATGGAAAAGATCCCAAAAAACAAGACCCATATATAATATCAACATTTTTTGCAATAGATAGATATATAACATTTAAAGAACAAATAGAAAAATATTATAATGATGACTACTATATAATAATAGATAGATATGTAATATCAAATATGATATATCAAGGAGCTAAAATTCAAGACAAAGAAGAAAAAGAAAAATTCTTAAAATGGGAAGAAGATTTTGAATATAACCTATACAAAATACCAAGACCAGATAAAGTTATATATTTACATTTAAGTGTTGAAGATAGCCAAAAACTTATAAAAGATAGAAAAAATAAGATAGATGGAAATGAGGAAAAAGATATACATGAACAAGATCTAGGATTTTTGAAAGATGCATATAATATGGCAGAAGAACTTGCACATAAGAATGATTGGATTAGGATTGAATGTATTGATAAGAATAAAAATATGAGAACAATCGAAGATATATCAGATGAAATATATAATAATGTTATAGGAGAATAAGAACAAATAATAACATAAAATAGAATAATAAAATTAAGAAGAAACTCTCTAGAAATAGGGAGTTTTTTTAAGTTGAAATATATGACTAAGATGGGTATAATGATGATATGGGGAAAGTATCTTTGGGGAATATATTAAGAGGCAAGGAAAGGAATATATGGAAGACAAAGATAAAGTTATATATGAAGAAATGAAAGAAAATCTTGTAGATATAAACATGCAAAGACAAAGAATATTAGAAACTAGAAAAAAATTGAACAAACGTATGAGAACATTAGAAAAAAGTGCTAAAAATGTAAATGTAGAAATAGTTAAGTTGAAAAGAAAGTATAAGGAGAAAATATAATTATGAATGATAATGTAGCAAAAATTATAAAAGAAACTGAATTAGATTTAATTGAAGCAGAAAAAGTAATAAAAGAAACAGATGAATTATTACAAAGAACGGAAAGACTATTAGAAAGAGTAAATAATCAAGAATCTAGATAGATAGTATAAATAAATGGAGAGTGTAATTAGTGAAGAAAAATGATTTAGAGGAATTATTTGAAAAATCATCCTTAGATAATTATGAGAATGGGAAATATTTAAGTAAACAATATACTAAGGAAGAATTAAAAGCAAAAATAAAGTATTATGAAGAAAAAGAACCACCAAAAGGAATGCCTAAATGGAGATGGTTGTATGAAGTGAAAAGACAATTTAAATTAAGAAAAGGAGCAGATAAGTATCCAGATATGGTAATTGCTACACTTGAATATATATTAAAATAAATTGGAACAAATAAAATGTGTAGAAAAATATGAGGAAGTATGATAATATAATCATATAGGAAAAGGTGGAAAATTGATGCGTCCACACACCCACAGGGTCAAAAGAGATGAGAGAATGGCGTCACTCTCTTTCCTATTAAAACAACTAGTTAGTACTAACTAGTTGTTTTTTGATTTCTATATTCGCATTTTTTATATTGTATTATAAATAAAAAACGAGAACTAAGAAATTAGTTCTCGATACCTATTAAAGGAATTCCATCATTACATTTTTAGATGTAATGTGCATCAATTAAGATAATTATATTATAAAGTATGTTTAATATAATGTCAATATTTTTTATGTAAACTGTTTTTAAATATAGTAGGTTATTCAAAAGTATAATATTTTTTAATTATTTTAATAATATTATTTTTATCTTGATTTGAAATTTTTACAAATTTATTATTATAGAAATATGGCTGGTTTATTCTAAATATACTAATATTTGCTAAATTTTCAATTCTTGCACTACTTTTTTTATCTAATCCGGTTAAATCATAATGAAAATAGTAATTATCTTTATATTTTTGAGAAGTAAGAGGAATGAATGTTACCATTTTTCTATTTTTACTATATTTCCATATTATACAAGGTCTATATTTATTAAGCTCTTCTTTTATGTTTATACCCAATTTACACCAATAAATATATTCTTGTTTTATTTCAAAATTTTGAATTAAATCAATTTTGTTATAATTAATATTGTATTTGTCTAGAGTCCAATTGGAAAAGTGCAGCTTATGCAATAATTCTTCATTTGTTTTAGTATAAAGTAAATCTTCTGATAATTTAGAAAAGTTAGTATATATTTTATGTGAAATAATATTACGCTGTTCATTAAATGATATTTTTAAATGTTTTCCTTTATTAAATATAGGCTTTTCAAAGTTAATTATATTAACTTGAATAGTTCATCAAGAACGATTATTCGATTAATAGATGTAAGGGTATATGTGTTTTTATAATTGTTATTAGCGTTTTCTTTTATTACAAGGAATCCTTTATATAGAATATCTGATGTTTGCTCAATAATTAATATGTGTTGATTATTGAATTGGTATACTGTCCCTATTTGTATTTTAGGTTTTTTCATATAATTACCTTTCTTTTTTTATATTATTTTAGGTTTTATACTTTTAACTTTGGGTATAGAGTGATAAAAAAATAGTATAAGTTTAAAAAGTAGTATCCTATTAATAAATACAATGAAAGGACACTGATAACCTATTAAAATTAAGAATATAATAATTAGTTACAAAATACAATATTTTAATATAATAAAATTAGAAATAATTAACAATAAATACATTATTATTATATTAAGCTTAAGAAAAAAAGCTTGAATAAACAAGCTTTTTTTAATGTTGGTACAGCTAGCAGGAAATACTATAAAGCTTTATTTTCTATTAAATGGATATATTCCTTATAAATATTGATATATAAGGAATAAGAGAGATACAAGCAAAAGAAATATGTAAACTAATTTGGTACATTTTGGTATATTTTGGAAGCTGGTTATCACCCTAATTATCACCCCCTAGAAATAAATTATTTTTAAAATAATCTTCTATTATTATATTATTTTTCTTTTCATATTTGTCAAAAACATCAACATAGGTATTTAGAGTTGTAGATATATCACCATGTCCTAATAATTTTTTTAATACAACTGCTTGAATACCTGCTTCAATACATCTAGTTGCATAAGTGTGTCTTAGCATATGTGTATTATAATTTAGGTTATTTGTTAATCTTTTCATTTCACTATTTACTTGGCTAGTACTTATAACATTATCATTAGAAAATAGATATTTCCCTTTTTTATCGGAAATGAAGTCTTTAATTATGGGGTATAATATAGCATTTAGTGGAATTACTCTAGTACCATTTTTTGTTTTAGTTGTTGAATTAATAAAACTTTTGAAGTTTGAATCTCTTGATATAGTTTTATTAATGTTAATTGTTTTTTCTTTTAAATTTATATCATTATAATGCAAAGCGTTCACTTCGCCCATTCTCATACCAGTACATAGTGCTATCATATATTGCATATAATATTTAGATTTAGGTATTAATTCAATGAATTTTTTTTGCTCTGTTATAGTAAAAGCACTTACTTTTTTTGTTTTCTTAGAACTTTTAGCTCTTTTATAATTTTTCAATATATTTCTAGTTATTATTTGTTTATCCATAGCAATATCAAAAGCTCTTTTTAATTGTATAAAAGATTTGGATATTACAGAATCGCTATAGTTTTTCATGGAATAATTCCATTCATCAATATGTTGTAGTGTAATCTCTGAGATTGGTAATACATTTAATACACCATTTTCAAGTTTTTTAATACCGTATATATTCCTAGCATATGTACTAATTTGTATTAAGTTTTTGTTAAACTTATCTTTTTCATTAAGATATAAAAGACTTGTAATTGTTGTATTATTTTCTAAGGTATTTAATGTTTTAATATTTTCCATAAAAGAATTATATTTTTCAATAACTATTGCTTGTGTTTTACCTACAAGTTTTTTTCTTTCTCCTGTAATAGGATTAGTAAAATAATATTCCCATCTATTTCTGCTTTTATTTTTATATATTGAACCTTCACCATTTGCTCTTCGTTTAGCCATAGAATTCCTCCTTTTAGTTAATAAAAAACGAGAACTATAAAAGCTCTCGATATCTATAAGAAAACCATCACTACATTTAAATATGTAATGTGCATTAATTAAGATATCTATAGTATATAGTATAGATAAATATATTGCAAAGTATAATGAAAAGTTGACTTTTATACAATAAAAAGTTATAATTCAATTACTGAACAATACTGTTGCAGTGAATAGTTTGGATGTGAACTTAGGTTTAAGTGTATTGTAAATACACCGCACCATCTAGGAGAACAGAGTTTACTCTGTTCTTTTATTTATTATTTATTCTATATTTTTAATTGATTTTTATAATAAAAGTTGTTCACAATAGTAAGTTTTTCTTTTATTGTTTTTAATTTCAACTTTTAATATTTTTAAAGAAATTAATTTTTCAAATAATGTATAGACAGTTTGTCTACTAATTTTAAGTTTTTTTTCAACATAAGATGCAGTTAGTATAGGAGATTGAAAAATCAAATCTAATAGTTCTATACCGTGTTTTGAATTAAGTTGAGGTAATATTTCGTTTTTTATTTGATTGTAATAAGAATTTAAAGAGTTAGCTTTTTTAGTATTTTCTTTAGCAGATATAATAACGCCTTTTAAATAGAACTTTAGCCAAGATTTCCAATCATTATTTTTTGAAATATTATTTAATGTTTCTATATATTCAGAACGATTTTCGTTAAAATATGTACTCATGTAAAATGCAGGTACAGAAATGTAATCTCTATAATATAAAAATAGTGGGATTAATAGTCTTCCTATTCTTCCATTTCCGTCTTGAAAAGGATGAATCATTTCAAATTGTGCATGTATTATTGCAGATTGTAGTATTAAGTTTATTTCATTTGAATGTATATACTCTTCAAGATTATATATATATTCATTTGTTAAAGAAGGTTCTACAGGAGTATAAGTTACTTCGCCTTTAAATCCTATATAATTTTGATTTCTTTTAAATTCACCAGGCGTTTTTGATTGCCCTCTTGCATTGTTTAATAAAATTTTATGAAGTTCCTTTATTATTTTTGAAGATAAAGGCAATAATTCATTATTATCGTCATTTATTTTTCCTAAATGATTTAAAGCATAAATTAATGCTTTTTTATAATTAAGAATTTCTATTATTTCATCAGTATTTGTATCTAAAATATTTCCAATATCATAATTTAATACATCCTCTAAAGTTGCATGTGTTCCTTCTAATTTTGAAGAAGATAAAGTTTCTTGAGATAAAATAGGATTAATTAATAGCATTGGGTTTATAATAGATTGTAGAAAACCATTATATTCTCCTAATAATTTTTCTGCTTCAAATAAAAGAGGATAAATTTCAAAATCTAGAATATTTTTTAAGTTTATTGGCAGTTTTTCGGGTTTAAATGGTTTAGGTAAATTATTTATCATGTGTTGTCTCCTTAATATTTTATTTTGTCAAGCAAAAGTGTGTTTCACTTGACAAGTTGGTTATTTTGTCAAGCAAAAGTGTGTTTCACTTGACAAGTCAGTTATTTTGTCAAGCAAAAGTAGGTTTCACTTGACAAGTTAGTTATTTTGTCAAGCAAAAGTGTGTTTCACTTGACAAGTCAGTTATTTTGTCAAGCAAAAGTGCATTTCACTTGACAAGTTATAAATTGTTTATAATTTTCTTTCTACTATTTTTACAACTTTACCTATTTGATGATATCCCATTTCATGTAATTCTTTCTTACTATAACTTTTTTCGGGATGCTCAGGATTAGTTGGTTTAAATATAATGCGATTAGGTTCAAAGTATATTCTTTTTACAGTATATTCATCATTAAAATAAAAAGCACCAATATCTCCATTATTAAGTTCTAATTTAGTATCAATTAATATTCTATCTCCAGGATAAAGGTCTGGATACATACTATACCCTTCAACAGTCATTGCTATATACCTTTGTTTGTAATCTGAATATTGTAATAATGATTTAGGATAATTAATATATTCATCATAAATCATATTTGAAGTCTTATTAAAAGAAGCAGGTATGCTTGAAACTACAGGTATTTTAACAGTATCAGATAAGTCAATATTAACATATCCCTTTAAGTTCTTAAAAGGATTGTTAGATGGTATGTGTTGAATGTCAGTAGATGGCTCTATAGAATCTGTAAGACCAAATAGATATGCTATATTAATATTTAATATATTAGCGATAGCATATGTTCTAGAATTCCCTACTTCTACTTCATTTTTTATATATCGTGTTATTGTAGATTTATCTACATTTAATTTATCAGCCAAATCTTTTTGACTTACTCCCCTATACTTTAGGGCATTTTTTAATCTGTTTCCAAAACTATTTTCCATATTTACAATCACCTTTCAATATTATCAGCTTATCATAATATTGCATATAATTCAACATATTTTTAACAAAGTTGCATTTAATACACTTTTTTTATGAAAGGTATTTACAAAATAATTTTTATAATATATTATTTAGCTAGAAAATAAGTTGCACTAAATGCAACAAAAAGAAAGGAGTGTGTAATGAAACATAATGATAAAATAAAGCTTTTTGATTATTCAAAATTAAGAGGTAGGATAAAAGAAAAGTTGAATCACCAATATGTTTTAGCAGAAGCAATAGGAATTTCAAATAATGCATTTTCTAGAAAGTTAAATAATGCGTTAGATTTTACTAATAGAGAAACTGCTAAAATAGTTGAAGTATTAGATATTAAAGGTGATGAAATAAAAGAATATTTTTTTACAGAAAAGGTTGCACAAACTGCAACAGAGTAGATGTTAATTACACGAGGTAGCATATGAAAATAATTAATAAGAATTCTAAGAAAATAATACAAATAATTAACGATATTATAGAAGAAAATAAAAAAATGAAAAATCAAATGAATCAGAATAATGTAATATTTTATGATGTGAATGATTTAGCAAGAATTATGAAGATAAGTACAAAAACAGCATATAGTCTTATGAGAACTAAAGATTTTCCAACACAAGGTTTTGGAAGAAAAAAAGTTATAGAAGCTACAGCATTACAAAGATATACAGCAGTAAAAAGGACACATATTACTACATAAAGTAGAAGTACATTGAAAAGGGAATAGTTAAACGATTGTTACAAATTTATTACACGGTAAAGAAAGTATTGCAATTTGTTACGAGATACATTATTATATAAGTATGTCGTTACAAAACCCGAATAGGAGGTGACGATATGAGTAGAGCAGAGTATATGAGAAATAGAAGGAAAGAAATGTATTCAGTAAATATATTACTTAAACCTGAAGAAGGTAAAAACCTTGATAAAATACTTAAAGCAAAGAAACTTTCTAAAACAGATTGGATAAGACAAAAAATAAATGAAGATATAGAGTTTTTATAAAATAAAAAAAGAATAATTAAGTAACAGTCGCCAAACTTAACTACTTAACTATTCTTAACCGAACGATACGAGTTTTATATATTTTTCATATACAAAACCCTATTTATTTTAAGCATATCCTAAAAAAGTATATGCCCATAATTATTATACTTAATATTAAGTATAATGTAAACAATTGTTAAGATTGAGTAACAATTGCAAAAAGAAAGGAAGGATTAGATGGCAAAGTTTGAATATGAAGATTATGAAGCATATAAAGATGTGTTAAATAATGCATATGATTATATGAGGTATACAGAGCTAACATATTTTGAAGTGAGACAGATTATAGCTGAAACATTTAGCTTTTGTAATATAAACAGCATAAAAGACTTAAGAGATAATGTTACAAAGGATCTTATTATAGAAACTATAAAACACCAATTAGAAAAAGCAATGAAATATTAATAAGTTATTCTTAGGTAGCGGCAAATCAAAAGGATTATGTGTGAATAATTTATTTAAGGAGAAATGATAATGGAAGATATATTAAAAGGAGTTGAATATATAAAAATAATAGATAATAAAACGGGAGATGAAATAGTTGAATTTAATTTTGAAGATAATATAGAACCTATTAAGATAAAAAAAGACTTTAGTGTCTGTATGAAATTTACAAACACTAAAGATAATTAATTAGTGTTCGGTATCTTTAGGAGGACAGTTATCATTACCGTAACTATCTTTACTTCTAATTTTACCATCACGACCTATATATAATTATATCAATTAGAAAAAAAGTATTAGAAAGTAATTTATATTATTTATTAAAGAACATTGAAAATGGAATAGTTAAAGTTAAACAAACTTATATTACAAATGTGTAAAAATGTATTTTACATATTGAATGTTCGTTGTAACAATTGTATAATAGTATCAACGAACATGAAAGGGAGGCATGTTTGAATAATAAGAGTAGAAAAGAATATTTTAAAGAATATAGAAAAAGATTAAGACCAATCAAAACAGATGTAACTATAGAAGAAAGAGAAAAACTAGATAAAGTTTTGGAATCTAAAAAATTAACTATAGTAGGTTGGATAAGACAAAAGATAGAAGAAGATTATAATAATCTTCAATAATAAAAAAAGAATAATTAAGTAATCTAAGTTTGCAGACCTGAAATACTTAACTATTCCTAATTAAATTATAGTACATTTTCGTTTAATAACGAACATGCTTATTTTGTATACATTTTTTAAATATATACAAAATAAATATAACACAGTAAAAATAAAAAAACAATGGAGGAACAAAAGATGAAAGAAATATACGCATATGAATTTAATTTTATAGTAAATGTGGTATTACCACTAGTAGCATTTTTAGGAGGTATAGTATATGCAAATTATTGCTTATACATTAATGAACAAAGAGAAGAAGCAAGAATAAGAGCAAGAAAAGTAATAGAAACATTAAGAAGACAAAGATATGAAGAAAAATGGAAAAATACTATGGAAGCAATAAAAGAAGTTAAATAATAAAAACAGTACATTGAAATATAAATAAATACATAAATAAAAAAGAAAGGAATTAGTAGCTATGAATTATATTAAACAGTTAAATGCATTTTATAAAAAAGTGCAAATGATTCCGTTATCATCAAGTTCACAAAGTTTGTATTGTTTTTTATTAAATAAAAACAATGAACTAGGGTGGATTGATAAGTTTAGAGTAGCAAATTCTATAGTTAGTCGGTATAACAGGACTTGCAAGAATGCCATTATATAGGGCAAGAGAAGAATTAATAGAAAAAGGATATATAAGATATGAAAAAGGAAAAGGAAGAGAAGCAGGAACATATACGATTATAAAAATAGAATTATATGAAAAAACGGAAGAAGGTGATTATAATTTGATTCCCAATATGGGAAACAAAGGTAAACATAATGAGGTTTTGTGTAACAGTTTGTGTAACAGTTTGCGTCCCAATATGGGAACATTAAATAAACAAAGACAAAATAATAAATATAAAGAAAAAAAATATATAAAAAAAGAAATGCTGGAAGATGAAAACAAAAATAATATTTTATTATTAAACAATAACTTAGATAATAATAAACCAGCCACCTATTGGACAAGGTCTTGGCAGGAGAAGGGAGATTTTAAAGAAATCAATCTGGGCCCCCTAGGTGTAACGCCAAAAACAAATAAGAATCAGATAAAAGAAGAAAAGAGAGAATATAGAGAAACAGTTAAACTTACAGAAACAGAATACAACACATTATTAAATAAATTAGGAGAATATAAGTTAAATAGAGCTTTAGAAGTATTAAACATATATAAGCTTACATCGGGAAAAAATTACAAATCAGATTATCACATAATCCTGAATGGTTGGGTATTGAATAGAGTAGAAGATGATATAAAAAAAGAGCAGTTAAAAAATAATATTATAGCTACTCAAGCAATAACACAATCAAGAAAACAAAGGAAATATGAAGATTTTGAGACCTTTGATTATTTAATGAATCAATAAATGAAAGGGAAGAGGTACAAAAGAGATGAAAAGAAATAAGGAAAATTTTGACTTGGTATATCAAATATTAAGAGAAGATGCAGGAACTAGAGAAAATGACATGTACTTGTATATTGAGTATGTGAATAGGAAAAGCAATAAAAAAATAACTGAAGATCTTTTAAAGAATCCAGAAGAGTATGGAATAGCTCCATATAAGACTATTGAAAGACTTAGAAGAAAATTACAAGAGATAGATAGAGTAAAAGGAGATTATGCAATACAATCAACAAAACAAATACAGGAGATAAGAAAGAAATTAGAAAAAGAATATAAGGAAATATTTGGAAATAAGTAAAGGAGATAATATGAAATTAAGTAGATTAAAAGAAATTATAAAAGAAGAATTAGGAGATAAGGGACTATTACATTTTGAGTCAACATATACATATATTTGGAATTTTAATAAAACGTATGATGAAAGATTAGAAATATTAAAAATGAATCCTTACAATATACTTCATACTATAGAACCGACAGAAGAAATGCAATTAATAGCTGTAGATTCAAGACCTAATTTGATAGGAAAAATAAATAAACCAGCAGAAGAAATACAAAAAATAGCATTGAACAAAGACTTATTCCAATATAGATATATTAAAGATGTAACAGAAAACACTTTGAGATATTATTTGCAAATTCTAAAAGAAAAAGTTAAAAAGGACAATTTATATGAAGAGTTAGAAACATATGATTTAAAACAAGGATTAGAAGAATTATTAATAAATAAAGATATAGAAAATGACTTAAAGGAGGAATAAATATGCAATTTATAAAAAACAATAAACTTTATGACACAGATACTGCAAAACTTATTGAAATAAAATATGAAGATATTTATCGTCCATACCCTTATGAAGATAAAGAAATACGTCATAGTTTGTATAAAAAATCAAATGGTGAATTTTTCTTATTAAAAGAAGAATATGGAAAAGGATTTAGAAACATATGGCTACTTGATAAACCAACAATAAAACCATTAACAGAAGAAGAAGCAAAAGAATGGGCTGCAGATAATCTTAATACTACAGAATATATAAATATCTTTGGTCCAATATCTGAATAAAAGGAGAAAAGAAATGAATAAAAAAACAGTATATTCTCTTATAACATTTGCTGATTATTTAGCTATTAGATATAAAGAACAATATGGTGAAGATATCTCAATATTAAAGATGAATAAAGTATTATATTTTTGTTTTGCATATTGGGGAGCTTATGTAAGAATGGGAAAGAATAATATTGATAACATTGAAGTGGACAGATTAGAAGACTATAGCGAATATTTGTTTGATACAGAGTTTAAAGCAGGAGTATATGGTCCTTATATGAAAAATTTATCAAAAATAAATAATAAATATTTTATACAATACGAGAAAGAAAAAGAACTACATAACTTTATTGTTAAGAATCAATATGGTGGTAATGTATTTAAGTTTTTAGATCCATTAATAAGAGATGCTTTTGAAGCAAATGAGTTTGACTTAATGGATATATCAAAGAAAGATAAAGAATATAAAAGAGCAAAAAATAATAATTATGGAATAATGGACAATGACAAGATAATAGATGAATATTGTAAGACAATGTTCTAGAAGAAAAGAGAATAAAGGAGGATAGATTATGTTTGATTTTAAAAATTATGAAAGTTATGAAATAATTGGAATGATAATAATGATAATACTATTGATTTTTTTATTAGCAATTGGAGGTACAGTAGTATATAACAATGTTAATAATTCACCAGAAAAAATTAAAAGAAAATATATAAATGAAGGATATAAAGGAGAAATAGTTATAATAGATAGTTGTGATAACAAAACAAAAGAAATACTTATAAAAAACAATAATGAATTAGTAGATGCAATTAAAAAAGAGATAGTAGAAAAAGAGGTAGCAAAATAATGAAGTTAAGTGAATTTAAACAGCTGGTAATAGAACTAAGAGGAGAAAAAGAATGGAAAAAAGTGGAAAACTCAAATACATATAAGATATATAAGGCAAGTGAGAAAGAACAGTTAGATGCGATAAGGAAAGAAAGAAGTGATATAAGTGATATAGGTAGTATAAATAATCCAAGTGAAGAGGTACAATTAGAATCAATAAAAAAAGGTCCATGGAATGTTATGTTTATAAAAAATCCAACAGATAAGGTAATAGTAGAAGTTTTAAAGTCTAGTATGCATATAAGAACATTAATAAAAGATATATTGAGACATATAGAAGATGACTTGAAAGAAGAAAAGTAAATAAGATGAAAAATCGTGCTAGAATCGTGCGAAAATTTCAAAGAAATATTGAATTATAAGGAATGAATCGTGCGAGAATCGTGTGAAAGGAGAGAATAAATGAAAGAAATAATAAGTTTTAGTTGGGAAGTAATTAAATTATCTATAGTAGTATCTTTAGCGGCAATGTGTTTGTTTATATGTACTGTAATAATTTATGAGATAATTAGAATAATTATAATTAAAATATTTAATAAGGAAAAATTAGAAATACCAATAAAAGATAGATTTGATGAAGCAAGAAAAAAAGATATAGAAATAATGTTGAAAAGGCAAGGAATATGGCATAAGTTGACAGGAAAGACTGATGAACAAAAAGATAAAAACGAAAGATGAGGGAATAGATGGAAGAACAAAAAACATTTATAAAAGACATTATAACAGCAAATGAATTATTAGATATTCAAGCACAGCTATTAAATAAAACAATAAATAATTTAGAAAGACTAAAACGCGAAAAAAGAGAGTTAAAAGAAGTAATAGATAACATAACAAATAATAGATTTGATGAGGCAGTAAACTATTATAGGATTAACTTTGAAAAACGAATTGAGAAAAAAAGCAAAGTATATAGGGAGAAGATATATAAATTAAAAGAAGAGATAAAAGAATTAAAGAAACAAAGGTAGCAATTATTGGATTCATGAGAGGTACATATGATAGAATTGGAAACGATGAAAAATCTATTAAAAAGGGAACAATGGATAAAAAATGAAATAGATTATATGATAAATGAAAAAGAAAAAGTAGAAGCTGAGTATAGTGGAGCTGGAGGAATGAAGTTATCATTTGAAGGTAAAGCACCATATAAAACTAATCATGATAGTAAATTGGTAGAGCTAACACATAGATTAGGATTTAAATATATATATAATGGCATGAATCTATTAGAATATATTGAATATATGAAAAAAGAGCTTAAAGAAATACAAACAGAGATAGAACATAGAAAAAAACTGTTAAATGAATTTGAAGGCATACAATATGATTTGTTTAAAGCTATTGTTTTTGAAAAGAAAAGTAATAGTAAAGCGGTTGAAGAAATAGCAGAAAAATATAATAAAACACCTAGAAATATTTGGGGAACTGTATATAAAGAAATAAAAGAATATATAATACCAAAAAGTTATAAAAAGAAGTAAGAAAATATTTACATTTCAGTGACTTTTCAGTAACTACTATGATAGTATATATAATGAACAAAGTAGTTTAAAACTATGAGTTCACAATCACCAATATATGCTACTTTGATAGCTACAGAATTCAAGTGGAACAGTTTGTAAAAGGACTGTTCTATTTTATATAAGATTGACAGGGAAAAAAGTAAGTTCGATTCTTACCAATCTAATAAGTTTAAATAATAAAAATATGATTATAATAAATATAAAAACAAAATAAAAAGACTAAGAATAAATTAAAGATAAATTGAAAATAAATTAAAAATGAATTAAGGATTAAGTAGCGGCAGAAGTGAAAGGTTAATTATATGGCAGAAAGAAGAGCAGATAGAATAGGAGCACATAGAACAGCTTTTGATTCAAATAGAAAGAAAATATTATTAACACAAGAAGTTTGTGGAATATGTGGAAAGATTGTGGATAAAACTTTAAAAGCACCAAATCCCTTAGCACCAGTAGTAGATCATATAATACCTATTAATAAAGGTGGACACCCATCAGATATTAAGAACCTACAGCTAGCACATTGGACATGCAACAGACAGAAGTCTGATAAATTATTTACAATAAAAAAAGAGACAAAAGAAAAGGTAGTGTTAGGCAATAGAAATTTACCACATACTATAGACTGGTCAAATTATAAGAGTAAAGAATAAGGGGGATATCCCCCTCCCACCTCTTGCTCTGGACTTCAACACACGCACTGCACGAATTTTCACACGCCAAAATATATAGAAGGAGAAAATATGGAAGAATTAAGAGGAATTGCTTATTTAAGAAAGAAATTAGCAATGCATATAAGTAGAATAGAGGCTAGATATAATCAATATGATATGAAAAAAGAAGAACAATCAGTGTCTATAGTAATACCTACATATATGAGAAAATTATACATAGCAACATTAGGCTGGTGTACAAAAGCAGTAGACTCTTTAGCTGATAGATTGTCAGTAAAAGAATTTAAAGATGAAGATAATTTATTTGAGGTTAATAAGATATTTGAGATGAATAATCCAGATATCTTTTTTGATTCAGCAATATTAAATGCATTAATAGCATCATGTTCATTTGTGTATATATCAACAGATGAAACAGGATATCCAAGACTACAAGTTATAGAAGCTAATAATGCAACAGGAGTAATAGATCCTATAACAGGTTTATTAAAAGAAGGATATGCAGTATTACAAAGAAATGATGAAGGAACACCAATAGTAGAGGCATATTTTACACCAGAATATACAAGTATATTATATAATGGTGAAGAATATGAAGTGTTTAGACATGATGTTGGATATCCATTGCTAGTTCCTATTATACATAGACCAGATGCAGTAAGACCTTTTGGAAGAAGCAGAATAACTAGAAGTGCAGAATATTATCAAAAATATGCAAAAAATACATTTGAAAGAGCAGAGATAACAGCAGAGTTTTACTCATTTCCACAAAAATATATTCTAGGAACTTCTTCAAATGATGATTTTAATATAGATAAATGGAAGGCTACAATATCAACATTATTAGTGCTGAGTAAAGATGAAGAAGGAGATAAACCAAGTGTTGGACAATTTACAACTTCATCAATGAGTCCATTTACAGAACAATTAAGAACTGCAGCGGCAGGATTTGCAGGAGAAACAGGATTAACATTAGATGACTTAGGATTTGTATCAGATAATCCTAGTTCAAGTGAAGCTATAAAAGCAAGTCATGAAACATTAAGAACAATGGCAAAAAAAGCACAAAGATGTTTTACATCAGGATTTAGAAATGTTGCTTTTTTAGCAGTGTGTTTAAGGGATAAGATAGGATATAGAAGAGATAAATTCATGAAAATCAAGATAAAATGGGAACCAGTGTTTGAAACTGATTTATCATCGTTAGGAGTAATTGGGGACGCTAGTGTTAAATTGAATCAAGCAGTAGATGGTTTTATTGATAAAGAAGTTATAGAAGAATTGACAGGTATAAGAGGAGCTAATAATGGAAGTTGATATTTCTAAAGATATTTTAAAAAGGTTGGAGGAAAGTTTTGGAGAAAAAATAAAATCTAATAAAAAAATCAAAGAGTTAATAAAAGTATTAGAAAATAATGAAGCAACATATAAAGAAGCTAATGAATATGCAATTGAATTAGGAAAAATATTAGCAGAAACATATAAAGAAAATATTAAAAGTGATGAACTTCCTAATGGTAGAATGTATTATAATATAGGTGATAAGACTATAACACCTACAATGAAAAACAATTATGAACTTATATCTGAATATTCAAAAGATGTACAAACATTAATAAACAAAAAGGCAGGATTAGGATTAAATGGAATAAAAGCTCCATTAAATGAAGATAGAATTCATGGTATTGTTCAAAGACTTGCAGATGAAGAAGATTATGAAAAAACTAAATGGATACTTAATGAAAATATGGTTAATTTTAGTCAATCTATTGTAGATGATACAGTAAGAAAAAATGCAGAATCTCATTTTAAATTAGGATTAGAACCGAAGATATATAGAGAATCATCAGGTAAATGTTGTAAATGGTGTAGCAAGTTAGATGGTACATATAATTACTTTGAAGTTAAAAATGCAGGAAATGATGTTTTTAGAAGGCATAGAAATTGTAGATGTACGGTTGAATATGTACCAGGTGGTGGAAAATATAAAAGTCAAAATGTTCATAATAAAGATTGGAGTTATTTTGAAGAAGATGATATAATAAAGAAGAGAATAAAAGATGATGATAGTGGAAATGACCTATTCATTAGTAATGTAAGAAAGAAACTTTTAGATTCGGATATAGAATATAATGCAGTCAAAAAATCTGTAACTAAGAGAACAGAAAAAGAGATTATAGAAAGAGTATCAAGAGGAGATGAGACTAATGGTTCTTGTTCTTCTGTTGCACTTGCATATATAGGGAATAAGGCTGGATATGATGTATCTGATTTTAGAGGAGGAAAGAGTGAAGAATTTTTTAGCAGTCCATATAATATCGTAGATATTGCAAGTTTTAATCGGAGTTGAAAAATATATAATAAAAGGAAATAATGACTTTGAAGCTTTTAATGAGATAAAGAAAAATATGAAAGTAAATGAAGAGTATTATTTGGGAATAGGTGAACATGTTGCAATAGTAAAAAAGAATATATTAGGAAAATATAAATATCTAGAATTACAAGATTTTGAATCAAAAGAAAATAAATATAATTCTTTGGTTACGGAAGAATTAAAAAGAAGATTTGGGTGTAAAAACGATAGATATGGAATGACTGTATTAATAAGAACAAAAACTTTACTAAAAAATGAAGAATTTATAAAAATATTAGGCTATTTAAATACAGAAATATAAATAAAAAGGGGGAATTGATATATGGAAGAAGTAGATCAAAATAATATACAATTTGAATTCCACAAAGAAAATGATAAGAATAAATTTTGGGAAGTAAGAAGGATAGGAAAAATTTATTGGGGTGAGCACTTATTTAGTATAGATAAAAAGAAAATATACAATCTGTTTGCGGATTATCCTAATAATTTTACTAGAGAAGAAAAAGAAATATTTGATAAAGAATATCCCTATTGGAAAAAATTCTTTCAAGGTAAAGATCAAAGAACAATAGAAGATTATAAAAATGAATAAACAATAATTGAGACACAAGGAATTGTGTCTTTTTTTAGACCTGAATAAGTCTCTAAACTGTTCTTTTTTCATAGATTGAAAGGGGTGAAAAATGAGCAGATTAGGAAATCAAAACCCTACTCAATCGGTAATATTGCCATACAGTGAAACTCTTGGAGAAGAAGCAATTTCTATTTATGAAAAATCAAAGAGAAAAGCACAGGAGTGGCAAATAAACTTAACTAAGCATATGCTAGCTACAAATGATGAAGGATTATGGACACATACTAAATTTGGATATTCAATACCAAGAAGAAATGGGAAAAATGAAGTTGTAGTGATAAGAGAAGTATTTGGATTAATAAAGGGAGAGCATATACTACATACTGCACATAGAACATCAACATCACATTCTGCATTTGAGAGATTAGAAAACATTTTACAAGAAGCAGGATATGTTAAAGATAAAGATTTTACAAGTCTAAAAGCAAAAGGACAAGAAAGAATTGAATTTACGGATTCTAAAGGTGGAAGGATAGATTTTAGGACTAGAACTACTACAGGTGGTTTAGGGGAAGGATTTGACACGGTAATTATTGATGAGGCTCAAGAATATACTAAAGATCAAGAATCGTCTCTAAAGTATGTAGTAAGTTCGTCACAGAACCCGCAGACTATATATTGTGGAACACCACCTACATTAGTATCAAGTGGAACTGTATTTAATGAATTAAGAAATAAGGCTTTGTATGGACAATCGAGGAATACAGCTTGGGCTGAGTGGGGTGTAGAAAATGAATCAGATCCAGAAGATAGAGAACTATGGTATCTAACAAACCCTTCTTTAGGAACAATATTAAATGAAAGAAAAATTGAAGATGAAATAGGAGATGAAGATAAACTAGACTTCAATATTCAAAGATTAGGTTTATGGGTAAAATATAATCAAAAATCAGATATAAGCAAAAAAGACTGGGAAGCTTTAAAAGTAAATGGTATACCAGAAATTGTTGGTAAATTACATGTTGGAATAAAATATGGAAAAGATGGGATAAATGTTTCTATGAGTATAGCGGCAAAAACAAAGCAAAATACTATATTTATAGAGGTTATAGACTGTCAATCAATGAGAAATGGAAACCAATGGCTAATAGATTTTTTAAAAAAAGCAGAAGTAGAGAATATAGTAATAGATGGAGCAGGAAACCAAGATATATTAAAAAAAGAATTAAAAGAAAATGGAATTAAAAAGGTTATATTGCCCACAGTTAAGGAATATATATTAGCTACATCAAAATTTGAAAATGCGATATATCAAAAAGTAATATGTCATAATGACCAACCTTCATTAACAGAAGTTGCAACTAACTGTGAAAAGAGACCAATTGGAACGCAAGGAGGTTTTGGGTACAAGTCACAATATAGTGATAAGGATATTACATTGCTAGAAAGTGCAATTATTGCATTTTGGTCATGTGCAGAAATTAAGGAAAAGAAAAAACAAAAAATATATTATTAAATATATTTGAATTACCGAACCACGGGTAAATGGGAGAAAAGGAGAAGAAAAATGGCGGATTTCAAAACAATAAATACACAGGAAGAATTGAATAGTATTATTCAAGAAAGATTAAATAAGGAAAAACAAAAGATTAGTACTATAGAAAAGGAGAAAGAAGACTTACAAAAACAATTCGATGAAATCAATCAGAAATATAATACAAGTGAAGAAGCTATGGAAAAATTAAGAAAAGAAGTGGAAACACATAAAATGAATGAACTTAAAAGAAACATAGCAAAACAAAATGGTCTTGCAGATGAGTTATCTTCAAGATTAATGGGAAATACTGAAGAAGAGTTGGAAGCAGATGCTAAAAGATTATCAGAGATATTTAAGGTTAAAAGAGTCCAACCATTGAAAGAAGTAGAACCTAGAAAAAAAGAAGAAGATGCAGAAACAGCATTTTATAAAAGTATATTAAAAAATATAAGTTAGAAAAGGAGAAAATAAAAATGCCAGAAGTACAAGGAACAAAAAAAGGAAATGTAGCATTATTTCCAGAAGAATTAGTTGATGATGTTATATCAAAAGTAGGAGGACATTCATCATTAATGAAAATATCAAAACAAACACCAATAGCATTTACAGGGAATAGAGAGTTTGTTTTTAATTTAGAAAGTGAAGTTGATTTAGTAGCAGAAAATGGAAAGAAAACACATGGAGGATTAATATTAGATCCAGTTGTGATATCACCTTATAAAGTGGAATACGGTGCAAGAGTATCAGATGAATTCTTAACTGCAGCAGAAGAAAGACAAGTTAAAATATTAAAATCTCTTACAGAAGGATTCAGTAAAAAGCTTGCAAGAGGTCTTGATTTAATGGCAATGCATGGAATTAATCCAAGAACTGGTACAGAAAGTACACTTATAGGAAATAATTGCTTTGATAAGGCAGTAACAACAAAAGTTGAATTTGCTGCTGCAAAAGCAGATGAAAATTTAGAAACAGCTATAAGAACTATACAAGGAAAAGAAAGAAATACAACAGGAATTGTATTTTCAACTGAAATGGGTACAGCAATGTCAAATATGAAAGAAAATGGTGTTACTCAATATCCAGGTTTTAAATTTGGTGGATGTCCAGAAGTATTAGGTGGAATGCTTGCTGATCAAAATACTACTGTATCTGCAAATGGAAATAAAGATAGAGCAATAGTTGGAGATTTTGCAAATATGTTCCAATGGGGATATGCAAAAGAAATTCCATTAAAAGTAATTGAATATGGTGACCCAGATAATACAGGGAAAGATCTTAAAGGGTATAATCAAGTATATTTAAGATTAGAAGCTTATATAGGTTGGGGAATATTAGATCCAGATTCATTTGCTAGAATAGAAGCAAAATAAGGAATGAGGGGATATTACTAATATCCCCTTTTTTATAAATAAATAAAAAAGGAAATGAAAGAAATGAAGTTTGCAACTATAGAAGATTTGAATATTTTATGGAGACCTTTAAGACAAGAAGAAATACAGAAAGCAGAAGCTTTGATAGAAATAGTATCAGATAGACTTAGAGAAGAGGCACATAATGTAGGAAAAGAATTAGATAAAATGGTGGAAGAAAGAACATCATATAAGAATTTAGTTAAATCAGTTGTAGTTGATGTAGTTGCTAGAACTTTAATGACATCTACAGATAGTGAACCAATGACACAAATGACACAAAGTGCATTAGGATATAGTTTTTCAGGAACATATTTATCACCTCGGAGGAGGTATATTTATTAAAAAAAGTGAATTAAATACATTAGGACTAAGAAAACAAAGCATTAGAGGGATAGAAATATATGACACAAATAAAAGGAATTGATATAGTTTTAATAAATAGAATAGAAACAGAAAAAGATCCTTTTGGAACAGGAATATATAAAGAAAAACGAACTATAGTAAAAAATGTGTTAGTTAGTCCTATACGAACTGAAGATATAGTAAATAATAAAGAATTAGAAGGAAAAAAAGCAGTATATACTATTGCAATACCAAAAGGTGATACAAATATCTGGGAAAATCAAAAAGTTGAATTTTTTGGAAAAACTTGGAAAGTATTTGGAAGTGTAACAGAAGGTATAGAGAATATGATACCATTAAGCTGGAATAAACAATATAAGGTGGAAAATTATGAGTAAAATAAAGTTTGAGATTATAAGTAAAGGGATTGTTTCATTATTAAAATCCAATGAAATGGGTGACACATTAATGATACATGCAGATAAGATTAAAGGAAATCTTGGTACTGGATATAGTGCACAAAAAGTTATGAGTAGTGACAGAGTGAAAGTGTTTGTTAAAGCAAATTCTAAAAAAGCACAGAAAGATAATCTCAAAAACAATTCATTATTAAAGGCTTTAAAATGATAGAAGTAAAGATAAGAGAATATTTAGTAAGTACATTAAATATTCCAGTTTTTTTGGAGTTTCCATCAAATCCACCTAAAGAATTTATAATTTTTGAAAAGACAGGTAGTGGAAAAAAAGAAATCTTAGATTCAGTAACAATAGCATTCCAATCATATTCGGATACTATGTATAAGGCTTCAGTACTTAATGAAAAATTAAAGGAGAGTGTACTAAATATGGTGACATTGGATTATATATCGAGAGTAGAATTAAACACAGACTACAATTACACAGATACAACATTAAAGAAATATAGATATCAAGCAGTTTTTGATATTAATTATTATTAGAAAGGAAGAAAATAAAATGAATGAAAAAAATAATGTAACTTATGCAAAACCAGCAGTATCTGGAGCAATTAAGGTAGCACCTGTAGGAACACCGTTGCCAACAGATGCAAAAGCAACATTAGATCCTAAATTTAAAAGTTTAGGGTATATATCAGAAGAAGGTCTTACAAATGAAAATTCACCTGAATCAGAAATTATAAAAGCATGGGGTGGAGATGGAGTTGTAACAGTACAAAAATCAAAGGAAGATACATTTAAAGTAACTTTAATAGAAGCGGTTAATATAGAAGTATTAAAGGCAATATATGGAAAGGATAATGTTACAGGTACATTAAAAACTGGTATAACTGTTAAAGCAAACAATAAGCCAACAGATGAAAATGCATATGTAATCGATATGATTTTTAAAGAAAAGATACTAAAAAGAATTGTAATTCCAAGAGCTACAGTATTTGAAGTAGGAGAAATAGCATATAAAGATAATGAAACAGTTGGATATGAGACAACACTTAATTGTATACCAAATGATGAAGAGGGAAATACACACTTTGAATATATAATTGAAAAAGGGGAATAATAATGGAAACAGTAATAACAGGGAAGACTAAAACGGGTTTTGAATATGAGATTGATAAAAAAATATTAAATGATTATGAGCTTTTAGAAGAAATAGATAATATAGGTAAAAATCCTTTAATTATTATAAAGTTACTTAAGAGACTATTAAAAGAGGAACAGTTAGAAAAATTAAAAGAACATATAAGGAATGAAGAAGGAATAGTTCCAATAGATAAAATGGAAAAAGAATTGATAGATATATTTGATGGTATAAATGAAATAAAAAAATAGTATTCCTTGCTGGAGTTATAAAAGAATATGAAGCTGAAATGATAGCAGATTTAGCGGAATATTATCATATATATAATTATTTGGACCACCCATTATTAAGGGTGGCTATTTTTGTAGATCAACTTAGAGAGAATTCTAGAGTAAAAAAGAAAATAAATGGAATGAAACTTGATCTAAACACAATGTTATTAGCATCAATAAAAGATGGTATAGAAACAGTAATATATATGTTTAATACTGATAAAAATAAGAAAAAACCTAAATTTATTTTAGAAATGTTAATGAAAGAAGGAAATAAAGAAGAACAATCCATTTATAGTTCTGGTGAGGAGTTTGAAAAGGCAAGAAGTAGCATATTAGAGAAAATAAAGAAAGGAAAATAAATAATGGCTACTGAAATAGGAAAAGCATATGTACAAATTGTCCCTTCAGCAAAAGGAATAGGTAAACAGATTGAAAGTGGTTCATCAGGTGAAGTAAGTTCAGCAGGTGAAGCACTTGGAAATAACATGGGACAAAAATTAGTAGGAACATTGAAAAAAGTTGTATTAGCGATTGGAATAGGTAAAATTATAAGTTCATCATTAAATTATGGGGCAGAATTGCAACAAAACTTAGGAGGAACAGAAGCAGTATTTGCTAAACATGCAGAAGTAATTAAAACTAAAGCAGTAGATGCATATAAGAATATGGGATTATCTGCGTCTGATTATATGGCAACAGCTAATAAAATGGGTTCATTATTTCAAGGCTCAGGAGTTAGTATAGAAAAATCTGTTAATCTTACAGCAGATGCAATGCAAAGAGCAGCAGATGTTGCTTCGGTTATGGGATTAGATACTAGTATGGCGATGGAATCTATAGCAGGTGCAGCAAAACGGAAACTTTACGATGATGGATAATCTTGGGGTATCGATGAATGCTACAACTCTTCAAGCATATGCATTAGAAAAAGGAATAAATTTCAAATGGAACACTGCAAGTAATGCACAAAAAGCAGAATTAGCAATGAAAATGTTTATGGATAGAACTAAACAATATCAAGGAAATTTTGCAAGAGAATCTTCAGAAACTTTTAGTGGTTCATTAGGAGCAGTTAAAGCAGCGGCAGAAAACTTATTTGCAAGTATGGCAATAGGAGAAAACATATCACCTAAATTAGAAGCTTTAAAAACTACGATAAGAGATTTTATATTTAATAATTTATTACCTATGGTTGGACAAATATTAGAAAAAGTACCAGAATTAGTGGAAGAAGTAATAAAAATTGCATTAGAAAGTATTACTAGGTTAGGAAATACATTAGCGGAAAAATTCCCAGAATTTGAAGGTGTTTTTAAAAATTTAGATGCAATAGTTATTGGATTAGTAGGATCTTTTGTTGCTTATAAAGCGGCAATAGCAATTTCAGGTATAGTCACAGCTTTAATAAATGCTACTAAAGGACAAACATTAGCTCAAGCAGCACTTAATATGGTTATGAATGCAAATCCATTTGTACTTATAGCAACATTATTAGGTGGGCTTGTAGCTGCAACATTATATCTTTGGAATACAAATGAGGGATTTAGAAATGCTGTAAGTAATATATTTAATAGTATATGGAATGTTATAAAAGGAGTAGTAGGATTTATAGTTGATTACTGGACTAAAGTAATACCAGGAGCTTTTAATACAGCTGTATCTTTTATATATTCTATACCTGGTAAAATTGGCGGAGCTTTAGGACAATTACCTAATATATTCTGGAATATATCAAGAAGTGCATTTGATGCAATGAGAAATGGACTTTCTGGAGTTGCAGATATAGGAAGTAACTTAGTTAGAGGAATTTGGGACGGTATGTCTAATGTTACAGGATGGATTATTGGAAAAATAAGAGGATTTACTACAAGTGTATTAAATAGTATAAAAAGTTTTTTTGGTATACATTCACCATCTAGAGTAATGGCAGATGAAATAGGACACTATTTACCAGAAGGTCTTGCAGTAGGTGTTTTAAATAACATGGAACCTGTAACATATGCTATGGAAGAAATGAAAGATACTGCTATAGGAGATATAAAAGGAAGTTTTGAATATGATATAAATAACAGAAATAATTTATCAAAGAATAGACAACCATTATATATTAGCTTTACATTAGGAAACCATGAATATAAGGCTTTTGTAGAAGATATAACGGAAGAACAAAACAAAAAAGTGGCAATGGAATTAAGTTATTAGTTAGGAGTAAATAGATGTTTAAATTAAAATATGATGATGAGATATTAGATGATGTAATAGAAGGATATACTACAATTAATATAGAAGGTAGAGGATTATTTGCACCTAAAATCAATACAACTAATATAGAAGGTAGAGATGGAGAATTTATAATAAATGAACAATTACCAGCAAGGACATTAAGGATACATTTTGCAATAAAAGCAAAAAATAATGAAGAAAGAAACAATATAATAAGGAAATTAAATCAAAAGTTAATAAAAAGAAAAGATGTAAAAGTAGAATTAACAGACCAAGAAGGGTATTATATAGGAAGATTTTCAAGCTTTTCAGATATGCCATATGACTATTTTCAAGGTGTGGGTTCATTTGAAATATATTGTCAAACACCATATTTATATATGGATATAAAAGAAAAGACAGGAAATAATATTAATATAGAGTTAGATGATGTAACATTTATAGAATTTGTAAGTGTAGAGTTAGATGTTTTAAATACAAAAGAAATAAAGATACTCAATAAAAATAATGGAGATGTAATATGTTTGAAAGATTTAGAAAATGTAGGAAAACTGATAATTAATAAAGAAGACATTAAATTAGATGGAATAAATATAAAAAATAAATTAGATGTTAATACTTCTGTATGGAAAAAGTTTAGAATATTTAATAAAGATATTATTACTATAACAGGGGGAGAAAACTGCATTTTTAAATACAGGGGGTTAATAATATGATACTATTATTTGATAATAATTTAGGATTAATTAATGAATTAGGAAAAGAAAATATTTTATATGCAAGTGAAGAAAAAGAATTAGGCGGTAAGATAACATCAGAAGTATCATACCCTTATGTGTTTCATGAAGATAATGTAGAATATTTTGGATATAGAGAAAATGATAATTTACAAATATATAAGATTGTAAATAAGAAAAAAGAAAATGGAAAGATGCATTTAGTAGGTATGCATCTTTTCTTTTATGAATTAAAAGGCGATGTAGTAAGAGATTTAAGACCGCAAAATAAAACAATAAAATATATTTTAGATGAAGTTTTGAAAAATACAGGATGGATTGTAGTATCCTCATTAGGAGGAACAGACAGTATGAACTTTTATCACCGATCTAAATTAGAATGTTTTAATACAGCGATTAAAAAGTTTAAGGGAGAATTTAAGTTTGAAATCAAAATAAATTCAAAAGGACAGTTAATTAAAAAAGTATATATTGAAAAGATGATATCAGATGATAAAGGAAAATGGTTTGAATATGGAGATAAACTAATAGAAGTAATATCAGAAGAGGATCAATCTCAAATATATACTGCTTATATTGGAATGGGTAAAGGTGAAAAAACAGATAATGGTGGATATGGAAGAAAAATAAAATTTACAGATGCATTATGGCAAAAAGCAAGTGGAAATCCTGTAGATAAACCTATTGGACAAGATTATGTAGAAATAAAAGAATTAACCAATAAATATGGATTAAGAATAGGAATAAAAGAATTAAGTGAGGTAGAAGAAGTTAATAAATTATTAGAAGAGACTTATAAATGTTTAGTTGAAGATTCTAGACCTAAATTACAATTAAAAGCAAAAGCTACTTCAAATGATCTAGTAGAACTGCGGAGAAATATGTGCAATTGTAAGACCAGATTTAGATATAAGATATAAAACTAGAGTGTTTAAAATAAAAACTAATTTATTGAATGGAATACAGTCTTTTGAATTTGGAGACAGAATATACTTATCAGGTAGTGATAGAGTAAAAGAAATAATTAATAAGACAGAAACTCTTATAGAAGAATCAGAAAGCAGATTAAAGGATAGTATAAAAGAATTATCTTTAGATTTTTTCGGAAAAGAAGGATATCCATATATATTAAAAAATGATAATCAATATGGATTACCACGGAGGATTATATGTTTTTGATAAACCTATTGAAGAAAATCCAACAGGAGTTGTAGGAATTGGTGGGAATGGAATAATTGTATCTAATGAAAAGGATTCAGAAGGACATTGGATAGTAAAGACAGCTATAAGTAATAAAGGAATATCAGGACAAGAAATAATAACACAATCTATAACAGCAAATAAGTTAGCGGCAGATATAGGACAATCATTAGACTTAACTAGTAATGTAGCTATAACACAAATGATAGAAAGTATACAAAAAAGAGCTAGAGAGTTATCTAAGCTTGAAGTTGACTTAGATGGGTTAAGGTTGTGGAAAGAAGCACAAATAGACCTTGCAGACCATAGAGAAGGAATAGGAACAATTACAACAAAAGAAGCTGAAGATTTTAATATAGTTAAGTATCAAGCAGAAGGCGGTATAGAGTGCAGATACATTGAAGGGTTATATCCATCAGAAGATCTTTTTCCATCAGAAGAATTATTTATGCCTGAAAAAGTAGGAATGGAGGAAATAGAATGATAACTATAAAAGTATATAAAGGAAAATCGGGTAGTTCAGAATTTAAGACTTATAATTTTGATAATGATAAATTAAGAAGTTTTGAAGAATATAAGGATTCATTAGATATAAACGAAAAAGGTGAGTATACGATAGAAAGATGGATACATATAAATGAATATGGTGGTTATACAATAGAAAAGAAAATAGAAACGGGAAAAATAGAAGACTTTTCACTATATGATGGAATAAATGTTATTGAAATAGATATTAGAAAAAGTAAAACAAAGATAACATATATAATAGAAAATCCATATACAAAAGCAATAGGTGTAGAAATAAAAAATAAAATACAAATAAATAATCAAGGTATTATGCAAGAAGTAAGCAAGAAAGTTGGAAAAGAGGAAATAATATCAAGGATTAATCAATCACCTGAAGAAGTAGCTATAAAGGCAAATAAGATAAAGTTTGAAGGTGCAGTTACAGCAAATACAAATTTTAAAATATTAGAAGATGGTAGTATAGAAACAAAAAATGCAAAGATAAACGGAGATTTAATAACAGAAAAAGGAGTGTATACAGTATTAAGTTTTAATTATGTAGAAAGAGCTAAACCATATACAGGAGTAGATACTGATATGGATAATGCATGTTTTTTTAATGCTGTTTATAGAATAGAAGGAGGAACAGGAGGACATGGTAAATATTTAGCATATCATAATGCTATAAGAATACCAGTAGGAATACCTTCAAATTTTGAAATCAAAGAAGTTAAAGTGGTAGTACATAACAAACAGAAGGAATGGAAAAATTCATATGGAGAATACATATGTACAGGTAATGTAAAAAATATGTGTATATATACTAAAGGAGAATTTTTTACACCTAGCAGTATTTCCTATATAAATGGTGATATTCCTAGATATGAAAAATTAGATCTTGATAGTGTTATATCAGATTCATGGAATGGACAAAAGGAATATAGTTTTAATGGTGATGGCATAGTATCAAGTAAGAATATTAAAGATGATATAACAATAAATACATCAGAAGATGGAAGTAAATATTTTGAAATATTTTTAGGAGATAAAGGACCATTGTATTCAGAACTTGGATATTCAAAAGATCCTGGAAGAGAATATGATATGGCAAATTTAACATATCCTGAAATAGGAGAAAGAAATATGTTACCGAAAATGAGCATGTTAACTCCGTTTGTTTTTGTTATGGGATATTGGAAATAAAGGAGGTAATTAATGAAAAAAATTGAATTTAAAAATTTACCAAGTAAAGAAACACCACTTTCTGCATCTAATTTAAATTTATTACAGCAAAATGTTGAAGATGAATTTAATATATTAAATAAATACTTTGAAATACCTCAAGGAGACAATAGAAGAAGATGGGTTAAAATTGCAGAATTTTCAACAAATCTTACAGGTGGTGATAATAGAATACAAATGCGAATATATGGAACTATAAGATATGGTTCAAATAAACCAGGTATGGATATGATAGAAATAAGTACAAGAGGTGGAATGAATATATCTATATATGCATTTAATCATACTGCAAATAATGATAACCAAAGATATGGATATGTTAATAGAGCAGATGGTAGAACAGAATTATGGATAGATCAGGGTACATATAATTATAGGTCAAAAGTAGAAATAATTACTGCAGATAATTGTGTTGTTAAATTATTTGAAATTAAATATGAACAACCAGCAGGATTGGTAGCTATTGATAAAGAAATAGTTGCTACCGAAAAATCTATATTGTCTGTATATAATAATCAAACAGGTAATATAAGGATTGATGGAAAAAATGATGAAATAAAACAAGTTCCTTTGCAGAATGTATTTATGCAAAGGGGTATAGCATTTAGATTAGGACCAAACGAAATAATAGTTAATAGGAAATGTAATTCTAGATTAACATTTATTTTATATTGTGAACAATCAGCTAGTCAAGCTAAATATTATATAGAAGCCAAATTATGGGTAAAAAGACGGAGGTAATAAGATAATGGTATTAGCTGATATAATTGACGGAAATGTTCCATTTAAAGTTTTAAAAGGAAGTATGGCTGTTCCATTAGAGTTAAATGATAGAATATACCTTACACTTGCACAAACTAATCAAACAAATGATGGACATATACAACTAAGAACAGGAATGTATAGCAGATTGGAAGTAGAGGAAATATAGAAAGGAGGCGATATAGTGGAAAAACACATTACACAAATATTCTTAGGAATAGTTGGAGGTATAGCATATATATTAGGAGGATTTGATACTATACTAGTAACACTTATTACTTTTATGATAGTAGATTATATAACAGGAGTACTTAAAGCTATAAGACTAAAACAATTAAATAGTCAAATAGGAGCTAAAGGTATAGTTAAGAAAATAGGTTATTTAGTTATTGTAGTTATAGCAGTGAAACTTGATTCAATGCTAGGTAATATAAACTATATAAGAAACTTAGTTATATTTGGATTCATATCAAATGAAGGAATATCTATACTAGAAAACGCATCACTTTTAGAAATTCCAATACCTGATAAAGTAAAAAGTGTACTTAAGCAATTAAAGAGTACAGAAGTAGAAAATGGCGAAATACCAAAGAAAAACGACTAACGAGAATCGATTTTAAGGCGATAAAAAAATAAAATAGTATAAATATATACTTTAATTTTTAAGGAGAAAGAGGAAAAAATGGAAGAAGTAAGAAAAATAACAGGTACTAAAGAATTTGAAGAAATATCAAGAAAAAAGATACAAGAATATTATAAAAAAGAAGGAATTGAATTAGACAAAGATAATGATATTTTTGTAGTATGGTTAGCTAAAGCTTTAGGCAATACAAAGGGAGTATTTATTACAAATAAGATGGATAAAAAGTTATATGAAATTACATATAACGGACAAAAGAATGAAATGTATTTAGACGCTTATATAAAAGAAGAAAATACATTAATAAAAAATGATGAATTTTAATTAAAAGAGTTGAGTAAAATGTATTCGCGTTGAGTAGCGTTGAGTAAGAGTTGAGTAGAAAGGAAGGAAAAAAATGAGATTTGATGAATTTATTAATCATGTTATATCTATAGATGGTATAGATAATGATGGGTACTATGGTAAACAATGTATGGACTTATACAATTATTATTGTAGAATGGTACTTGGTACACAAAAAGGAGAAACAGGTTGTGCGAGAGCAAAAGATATTGTAACTACTGAAGATAATACAAGGTTTTTTACAGTATATAAGAATACACCTGATTTTATACCAGAAAAAGGTGATATATTTGTTATTACTGGTGGTAAATGGGGACATGTAGGAATAGTAACTGAAAGAGGTACACTACATGAATTTAAAACACTAGAACAAAACAAAAGAGGAGACCAAAAACTAACTAGAGAAGTTAGAGGTTACAAAGTTGAAGGTGAATTATATTTCTTAAGACCTAAAAATCAAGAAAATATAAAAGAAGTAGAACAAGCAAGTATTGAAGGAGGAGATGAAATGAGAATATATAGAAATGGAAGTACAATAGAACCAGTATATGGAACTAGTGCATGTAAAGATGAAATAGGGCATCTTAACAAATATGAAGAATGTGTTTGTGTAAAAGTAACAAATGGTGTTTACTTAGTCGAATATAAGATTGATGGTAAAGATGAATATAAACCAGGTTATGTTAAATATCATGGATAGATTAAAAAGGGAGCAATAAAAAGCTCCCTTATTTTTTGTTTTTTTTAATTATCACCCTATTATCACCCCTTAAAAGAAAAAAGCTTGATTTAACAAGCTTTTTGTACATTTAATGTTGGTACAGCTAACAAGATTCGAACTTGCAACCTTTTGATTCGTAGTCAAATGCTCTATCCAATTGAGCTATAGCTGCATAAATATTATATAAAATTTTTAGATTATTTTCAACAAAAAAAGAAGAAAGGTGTATTTAATTTTTGTATGTTTGTCAAACATACACTTTATTTTTAGCATGTTTAATTACACTCTTTCTATATTCTATTATTTGTGTTATATTCTTCATAAGAACTCCTTTGTGTGTTTTTATATTATTATTTTAACACAAGGTGTTCTTTTTTTATATTTATTGTCTCATATGTATTGTAACTCTATATTTATGTTAATTTTACTTTTCTAGCTATAACTTCATATAAATGCCAGTGTTTTTCTTTTCCTGATGCTAATTTTACATCTTTTTCTATTTCATTGAATTTTACTATGATAAAATTATCAAATAAATTTTTGACTTCACTTTCT